CTTCCATTGCAGTTTATCCTTGCATCATCTGATGTATTTAAGTCCCTTGCAAAGCTTGTTGATGGTGCAGACCGTCCAATCCTTTCAAACACAGGAGCAACAGTTAACACATTTGGTTCAATCAACCCAGTTGGCCTAACAGCTAACATCTTGGGCCTACCAGTTGTTGTTGACCCATCTCTTGCAGCAGGTTCAATGTATGTTGGTAACAGCTCAGCTGTAACAACCTACGAATCAGCAGGTGCACCATTCCGTCTAAACGACGAAGACATTACCAACCTAACTAACAAGTTCAGCGTATACGGATACCTAGCAGTAGCTGCACAGGATCCAAAGGCACTTGTTAAGGTTGCAAATCCAAACGATTAATTAGGAGATTACAATGAATTGGGAAGATCTTAAAGCTTATGTAGGCTCATCTGAACAAGATGATCAATACGTTGAGGATTGCTGGGATATTGGAAAAGACCTTGTAGCATCCTACATTCAGTCTGCCAACATTCCACCGCAAGTCCTACGACGTGCTTACATGGAGGTTGGATCTGAACTTTATCATCGCAGGAATGCTCCGATGGGTATTTCTCAATATGCATCTTATGATGGTTCACCCATCAGAATTGCAAGAGATCCACTTATCGGAGTATATCCTCTTCTTAACCGTTACATGAAGAGGTTTGGATGATACAGGACGTAAAGGACACAATCGCATCTGCCCTAATATTGGGCGGAGTTACAAAGGTATATACATATTTACCAGAAAGACCAGTTCCACCATGTGCAATGATAGAACCTGATATCAATTTTATTGCTACCAGAGAAGATGCATACGGTGTGTTTCATAATTCTAATTGGAAAATTAGATTAATGGTTCCATTTGGTTCAAATGATAAAGAGACAACAACACTTGATGATTACATTGATGACTTGTTGCCTATACTTTGGGAACACACAGATTGTCACACTTTGACTGTTGACAAACCATTCATAACAGAAGCAAATAACGCAAGTTATTTGACAACATTTTTAAACATTTCAATAGACATGCAAGGAGGAAACTAATATGTCAAGACTACGTGGTAAGACCATCGTATTTGAAGTAGACGGCACAGAATATTCTGGTGGCGTTTCAAATGTAAATATGAACTCAGAGCTTGGAGAAAGAAGCTTTGGAGCATATGAAGAGTCTCTTGAGTTTCGTTGCCAGGTTGTAGGTTTTCAAGATTTCGCAGCAGCTAGCTTTCACAGCTATCTCTGGGACAATCCAGGAAAGACTGTAACAATAACATATGCCCCACACGGCAATGCTACTGCTACACAATCACAACCACATTTTGAAGCAACAGGATATGCAGAAGTTCTACCAGCAATTGGTGGCGCTGCAGGAGAGTATTTCACATACGACATTGCGTTCGTATTAGATGCTGCTCCAACAAGAGTAGAATCTTAATTTGAGGGAGTGGCAATGGCAAACTTTACTGTAAAAGTAAAAGGCTTGAACGAAGTTTCAAGAAGTTTAAAACAGTATGAGGGTGCCGCTGATGATCTAAAAGAAGCTAACGCAGCAATTGGATCAAAGGTTGCATCAACAGCTGTTGCCACTTCACCAAAAAAGACTGGAGCTTTAGCCAGCACAATTAAAGCAAACAGAGCAGTATCTCGTGTTCAAATTAAAGCAGGTGGAACAAGAGTTCCATACGCTGGAGTTATAGAATATGGATGGCCTGAAAGAAATATAGAAGCACAACCCTATTTACGTAGGGCAGCATGGGATAACATAGGTTATGTTATTGATCAGTTTGAGGCAAACCTAGAAAGCCTTAAACGTAAATATATTAGTTATAACTAGAAAAGAGGCAAAATGAATACAAACAATTTAACAATGAAGGACTTGGCAGAAATAGAATCATTAACAGGAATGTCAATGGATCTATGGGATGAATCTCCAAAAGCTATGCTATCAACAGCAATCGCTTATGTCTCAGCAAAAAAGAATGATCCAGAGTTGACTTGGGAACAAGCACAGAATTGGACTATTGAAGAAATGCAAAAGGCAGCAGTTGTAGAAGCCCCAAAAGCCAAACGCTCCTAGATCTTATGGGTGATTTCTGTATCGCTACAGGATTAACACCACAGATATTCTGGGAGTCCACAAGAGAAGAATACGATGCCATCATAAGGGCATACAATAGGAGAAATACACAACGTGGCTAATCAAATTACGATTGATATTCTTGCTAACACCAGGGGCTTAACAAACGGTGTCAACGATGTAAATTCTAAACTGAATACATTGAATGGACAAGTTAATAAAGTCACAGGAGCTTTCAAAGGCTTCCTTGGTGCTATAGGTCTATCTATTGGAATTAATTGGTTTAAAGAAGCCATCAAAGGCGCATTAGAAGAAGAAAAAACATTTAAGGCTTTATCTACTGCTTATGGCAAAGATGCAGAAGGCATCATCAAAGAAGTAAATAAGATATCTCAAGATTTTAAAGTAGACGATGGAGCAATAGCTAAATACTTCTTAGATTTAAAATCAGCATTTAGTTCTCAATTTGATGGGTTTGTCCCAACAGTTGTAGAAGCTTCAAACGTATTGGCATTGCTTACAGGTAAACCGCTAGACACAGTTATTGCACAATGGGCTAAGACATTAAAGGATGGCAAGATAACAGCCCAAGAAGTTCAGAAGTTAGGTATAGACTTAACAGCTGACCAAGAAAAAGAATTTAACAAATTATCTACAACCACAGAAAGATTACAGTTCCTTCTAGATATTATCTTAAAGAAGAAGGGCGAAGCTCAAGGTTTTATTGATCCATGGCAAGAATTAAATTATGAAATGGGTCTACTCAAAGACACAATTGGAACAGAATTAATTCCAGTTGTAAAAGAATTATTAGACATAATCTTCCCAAAGCAAGAAGATGGCACAAGAAAATTAAGCGAAGAAATTAAACTGCTCGTTGTAGCAGTTGGTGGAGTTTATGCAATATCAAAGGTATTCCAGTTTGCTGGATGGATTGCTGGACTTGCAATAGCATTCGGCGGATGGCTAAAGGTATTAGCACCAGCAGTAACTGAATTAGGATTATTAAGAGGTGTATTATCAACACTAAATCCATTTAAGAAAGTTCAAATAGCAGTAGCTGTTCTTTTGACAATCCCATTTATCCCAGATCAAATCAAGAAGTTTATAAATGATTTAATGGCAGGATTTGAACAAGGATTAAGAAACTGGGGAAATCCATGGGACAAGATATTCAAACCAATGTTTGAAGGCCTATGGAGAAGCTTATTAAGTTGGGCAATGATTGCATCACCATCAAGAAGATTTGCAATGCTTGGAGAAGATCTAATGGAAGGTCTTGCACAAGGTATTAGAAACTTTGCGTTTGCTCCAGTAACAGCAGCCATAAATGCAGCATCTGCAGTATGGGCAGCAATTCAAAATAGATTTAAGAGTAAGTCTCCATCCTTATTGTTTGCAGGACTTGGCGGAGACTTAATGGAAGGCTTAGCAATTGGTATTGATAAGTCTGCCAAATTAGCAAAAGAAGCAGCATTAAATGCAAGCAATGCAATTGTTACTCCATTCCAGTCACAATTAGCATTCCCTAATATGCCATCATCAAATGCTAGAGGCAATAATATAAACGTTACTATTAATGCTGGTCTAGGCACTGATTCATATGAACTTGGCAGAGTTGTTTCTGCAGCGCTAGATAAATACTCAGGCGTTAATGGTAGACGATGAAACTATTAGATGAATTAGACTTACAAATACGCACAAAGATAGATGGCGTATTTATTATTGGAACAGACAGAATAGCTGAAGCATATCTAGCATCTGATGCCGATTTAAATGATGACTCACAATATGAGTGGCAATCAATTATGGATGGAGTATTGTCCATGTCTCTTCGCAGAGGCGTAGATACATATGTAGGCGCTTATGCCTTGCCTATTATTAATGTTGGAACGCTGCATGTTATCTCAAACAATCAGGCATTAGACCCAACACAAAATCAATATTTACAGCCAAGATCTAAGATTAGATTAATTAGAAAAGACGAATCAAACACATTAATATTCCAAGGTCGTGTAGATAATATCTATATTGACTATAGATCAGATACTCAAAAACCATTAATTAGCTTTGACATTATGGATCCTGTTGGAGAACTACAAGGAACTATGACTAAGCTTTCTGGTATATCTACATCTCAAGATCATGACTGGGAAGAAAGAATTAACGAGATCCTGTCCAACGGTGGCAGAACAACTGCGGCGGGACCAAAACAATTAGTCCGTAATATCTATGGAGGAGACACATCACATGGATATTGGGAAGACAATAAGACTATATGGGAAGCATTAACACTTGCCTCAAATACTGAAGGTGGATTTATATACTTTGATAAAAACAATGAATTAAATTGCTATGCTTCTGAAGAAATTCCAGCAGCAGCTCCATCTATTAATTTTAGCAATGTGGACGACGCTGCCGTTATTTATGGATTTAAAAATATATCTGTAGACTTTAATACTCAATCTATTATTAATCAAGTTCAAGTTACAAATAGCTGGGGCTACCAAACTACAAGATACGATCAAGAAGTTATTGGGGAAGACTTTGGAGAATGGGTAACAGTTACAGCTGTTGATATTAAACCTAAAGGACCATACTCTGCAGACGCTTCAATTAATAAAAATGGCACACACGCCCTAAATGTAAATACAAACTTTAATTTAAAGAATGGTGATTCAGAATTACAAGCATGGGCAAATAAGATTCTTAATAAGTGGAAGAACCCATCTACACTTGTTAAAGAAATTGAATGGAACGCTAAGGACGACTTAGACAATGCAGCTGGAATAGATATTCTTGATGTAGTATCCATTGAATATCAAACAGAAACGCTAGGTTTTACAAAAGAATTGACCATCATTGGTATCCAAATGGAAATTGATGCTGACAGAGATACCTGGCGTGTAAAATATATATTGTTTCCAAGGAGTAGATTTATATGACAATAAGATATCAAGCGTTTGCTGATGGTGAAATCCTTACAGCAAACAACCTACTTGACCTTCAGAATAATGGAGTGGTTCAAGTAACAAGTTATTCAGAACTAGCAGCATTGGACAATGACGTAAACGCAGCCTATGTAACAAATGACGGCGCATTCTATGTTCGTAAGCTAGATTCATCTTGGGGACAAGTCGGAGGACTTGCCCAGATTGGAGCCTCAGCTCCAGTAGCACCACAAGTTGGTCAGATTTGGTATGACACAGATGCAATATTCCCAAACACAAGCAGAACTGGTTATAACGGACAAGAGACAATTAGCGGTGGATCATTCTCAGCTTTGGTAAATTTAACAGCCGTAAGCTTAACATCAACAGAAGCATTTTTAGCACAAGTTACATATGGAGCAGTATCAGCATATGGATCAGATGCAACTACAGGATCAACAATGGTCGTAGATATATCTGGCTCCACAACTAGACCAGCAACATTTGTAGACTATGCACAATCAATTGGAACCCATAAGGTAACAATTAAGAATTCATTTATTGTAACAATAAACGCAGGAACCACATTGTTTACACCACAAGCCAAAAGAGAAGGAGCAGGCACTGCTATCTTGAGCCAACCGTTCATTGAAGTAGCTGCCCTACGCTGGGTATAAAATATGTTAAAAGTTTGGGATGGAACTGACTGGGCTTCATTAGATGGAGTCAAGTATTGGACAGGATCTGAGTGGGATAAAAACAACAGGTCTAAAGTTCGTTCTGCCTCAAACGATTGGATCCCTAGAAGATTCACAGATAAAGATGTAGCAATAGTAGTTAAATGGAACGTAGCTAGTAGAACACCACCAGATAATCCAGATCCTACATTTGATATCCCAAACGTCATGGGTCTTACTCAGGCTGCAGCAATTACAGCAATTCAAATTAATTTTAATGTTGGAGATATTACTTATATCAATACAACAAACTCAGCATTAGATGGCAAAGTTGCTTCTCAGTTCCCAGAGCCAAACCTTAAATATGTTGCAAACACATTTATTAACTTTGTTTTATATGAGTATGTAACACCAACAGCAGTAGTTCCACAACTAAATGGATTGCTTAAAACTCAGGCAGAGACAGCAATCACAAGCCTTGGATTAGTTGTAGGACCACAGGATACAATTGAAGTATATGACACAACATTAATAGGTAAGGTGGTTCCAGATGTTCAATATCCAGCCGCTGGAACAACGGTAGATACTGGCACATTAGTAACATTTGATTACTATGTTCAGAAGCCATTTGTCCCTATGCCAAATCTTGTAGGACAAGATCAATATTCAGTATTCTCATTGCTAGCAGCAGTTAACCTGGACCCAGGAACTGTAACAAATATAGAAACAACTAATCAAGCACTGGAGGGCAAAGTTGCATCACAACAATACAACGAAGGACAACAATTACAAGCAGGAACCACTGTTAATTATAGTGTTTACATACCTAATACAAATACTACGGTTCCAAATATTATTGGCAAAACTCCTTCTCAAGCTTCCGATTTACTTAATACAGCTGAGCTTTATCTTGGGGCGGAGACAACGCTTGAAACTGCGAATGTATCGCTTGAGGGCACAATTGCGTCGCAGCAATACGGTGCTGGAACGACTAGACCAGTCAACACCTCAGTAAACTATGTAGTATATATTCCTAATACATTTACAACTGTCCCTAATCTTGTAAATCAAACTTTAGCTACTGCTACATCTCTATGCACGGCGGCAGAATTAATACTTGGCTATAAGTATGCAGAAACAGAAACAGCAAATACTAGCCTTCACAATAAAATTGCAGCACAAAGTCCAGCAGCAGGAACATCACAATATGTAAATACATCAATTAATTACAATTTATATGTTCCATTAAAGACTGCTGTAGTTCCAAGCATAGTTGGACAGACTCCATCTGTGGCTGCAGGAACATTATCTTCACCAGGATTCGTCCTTGGATATGAGACTGGAACAGTAAACACATCTAGCCAAAGCCAAGTAGGAACTATTGCATCACAATCACCAGCTTCTGGAACTACACAAACTATTGGATCTGCAGTTAATTACACATTATATGTATTGAATCCATATACAACTGTTCCAAATATTGTAGGTCAATCTGCATCAACTGCAAATACGCTATTAACAAATGCGGGATTAAATGTGGGATCTGTAACAGAAACCCCTACATCAAATGCAGGCTTGGTTGGCACAGTTCAAAGCCAGGGAACAGCATCAGGTTCATCAATTCTACGTGGATCATCTGTTAACTATGTAAAATATAGAGCTTATATTACAAATACAGTAACTCAAACTAAGACTGGAACCGCATACATTTGGTCTCCAAACTGGCAAAAAACATATTATGGAAGCGGATCACAAAGAACAGTTAATACAGAAACCTTATACTTTGGTAGATTCTCATCTACATCTACTACAGGAGATCAAGTATCTTTAATTAAGGTTAATGATGCTTCATTAGCCTCAGCATGTAATGGTGTTTCTGGAAGCAGACCTTATACAATTACTGGAGTTACATTTAATTATCAGCTAGGAAGCGGACTAGGTAACTCATCAAAGCCTGTTTACCTTGGCTATGCTTCATATACAAATACAGGAGCACCAGGATCAATTTCTTTAGCAAGCGTATATAAGAGCCAACAGTATGCTGGAAATCAAACAAATGGAAATTCCTACTCAATAAATTTAAATAGCAACTTAAGAAATATGTGCTTCAGTGCACCAACATATGCTTTGGTTGTAAATGCTCAAGATACCAATGCATCAAGCTATGGTGGAATTGTTGCTAGCAGCGTTTACTTCACAATAACACTACAATGGACGGAGACAACAACAACTTACTCATGAGATTATATGGAATTAGTTTAACTAGAGACGGGGTCATTGAAAACAATTCATTCATGGCTTCAATTAATCCTGCCAACGTAGGAGAAATGTATTGGACATATACCCCTGTAACAGGTGATCCAATAGCTAATGATGGGCCAGTCCCTTCGCCAGCACCACCTCTTTATAATGGCGGTGATTATATTACTGCCTATCCTGTTTCAATCCCTACAACAACAGGCGGGTGGTTTGAGAATGTTACTCAGGCTAAAATAGATTCAACAGGCTTATTGCCATTAGATACCAGTATAAATGCTGAGTCACCATATGTTTATTATGATGGAGTTAACAATGTAGTAGATACTGATCTTGTTAACAAGTTTGGTCCATATGTTCCAGAATTAAAATATGGATTTGATCCACTATGGAATGTAGAAGATGATACAGAATATACAGTTCTTCGCAAAGATGGAAATGAATATGTATTAAATGCAACATATCTTGGAACTCCTAAGCCACTAACTATTATAGATGTTCCTTGGTTTAAGCGACAGACCTGCCTTGGCAAAAGACTTATAGCTGTTTATAATGATGGTGATACAGAATTAACAAATGTTAAAGTTAGAATATCTGATCAAACGTTAAAGGGTGCTGTAACTGAATTAACACAGTATGTAAATGCATCAGACTCTTGGTATTACAAAAGAGAAGATATTGGTTTTCAATTTGACGAAACATCAATATCTATCATGTCTTATTCAGATTTAGTTAAAACTGATGGAATTGATTACAGACCAGAGTATGTTAAATTTTGGCTAGCAAGCGGTAACTACCTTGGACTTCAGAACACAACAATGAATGTATTAGAAGAAATTACAATAAATTATCTTGGACCAGCAGGCACAAAAGAAGCATGGGCATTTGGTGTATTAAGCCAATACGTTACTGTTGAAAATGGCAACTATGCTGGTGTTGAAGATGATTATATGGTGTTGTCTACAGAGACAAACGCATACTAAGTTTCCCACATTGCCTCGTGGGAATAGTTAAGCCTCTGGATCCGCCTCTAGGGGCTTTTCTAATTCTATTACTGGCTCTACTTCTACAGCCTTGTCCTTCTTCTTAGGACGTTTAGTTTCAAAATCCCAATCTTTAACTTTGTATAACTTACCGTTGTAATATATATTTTTCATTTGTTCCTCTCAGCAAGTAGGACGTAAATTTCATCCACTCTTTTCTCTAGTTTATCAATGGAATCACGAAGACTTGAGCCTCCGTTGGGCTTTAATTCGCTTAAAAATGTCTTAATCATCCATCTAGAGAATGCGAAAAAGGTCCCTAGTATGGTTGCTGTGGCGGCGGCTAAGGCCGCAATGATTTCTGGGGTCATAATACATATATTCTACAATAAGAGTATTATGATCAAGGAGGTCAGAAATGGAAATTGTAAATAACCAGCCAGGCAAATTTGAGTGGCGTGTGTATAGAAATGACACTACAATAATTACCGTTATTGTGGCAGATGAGGATGATTTACCAGTAGATTTAACTGGATGGACAATTACTGGAAAGGTTAGACAACTTCCAACAAGCCAGAGTTCTATCGCAGATCTTACAATTGCAGAAGAATATGGCGTATTAACTGTGACCCTTGAGACAGAAGATTTAGAAAGAATTAATTATTTTGATATTCAGGCAGTAAACGACGAGACATTAAAAGTAAGAACTTTGGTCTCTGGCGTAATTTATGTAGAAGAGGATGTAACACGATGACAACATTACAAGCATTAACACCAGACAAGATGAAAGTTTATGTCTCTAACTTAGAGGTAGAATTAGTTCAAGGTCCACAAGGTGAAGAAGGTCCACAGGGACCAACAGGTGACACAGGTCCACAAGGAGCAACAGGCTCACAAGGACCAACAGGTTTAACAGGAGCTACTGGCGCTACTGGCGCTACTGGTGCAACTGGACCTCAAGGTGCACAAGGTGCACAAGGTATTCAAGGAATCCAAGGAGAAACTGGACCGCAAGGTTTGCAGGGCATTCAGGGATTGCAGGGCATTCAAGGTGAGACTGGAGATACAGGTGCAACTGGTGCAACAGGTGCACAAGGTCCACAAGGTGTCCAAGGTGAACAAGGTATTCAAGGTGAAATTGGTTTAACAGGTGCTACAGGCTCACAAGGTGAGCAGGGAATTCAAGGCATACAAGGTATACAAGGTGAGCAAGGAATCCAAGGCGAAACTGGTGAACAAGGTATACAAGGTATTCAAGGAGAAGTTGGCCCACAAGGAATTCAAGGTGAAGAAGGTCCACAGGGTATACAAGGTATTCAGGGACCACAAGGTGAGACTGGAAATACTGGAGCGGCAGGAGCAGATGGAGATCATTATCACACAACATCCACAACATCATTAATAGTTGGTAATGGAACAAAAACATTAACTCTTGCAGATGTAAATGTTGATTACACATTTGCACAGGATGTTATTATTGCTCACGATATAAGTAATTTTATGATTGGTTCAGTTGTTACTTACACACAAGCAACAGGAGTTTTAGTTGTTGATGTTAATCATCACACAGGTTCTGGAACCTATACTTCATGGACAGTTAACCTTAATGGAGCAGTTGGTATCCAAGGCCCAGCAGGTGACACAGGCGCAACAGGCGCAACAGGACCAGAAGGCCCACAAGGTATTCAAGGTATTCAGGGCGAAGTTGGTCCTCAAGGCCCTCAAGGAGAAACTGGTGAACAAGGTATTCAAGGAATACAGGGTATCCAAGGAGAGCAAGGCTTACAAGGTATTCAAGGAGAGCAAGGTATTCAAGGAGCTCAAGGAGAGACTGGCAACACAGGTGCAACAGGTGCACAAGGTGCAACAGGACCTGCTCCATGGACTTTTGTTGGTCCATACGATAACGGTGCTGCTTACGCAAGCGGTGCTGCAGTAACTTATCAAGGTGGCTTCTATTACAGAACAGGAAACTGGGGAAATCCAGGATACCCACCAACACCAGGTTCTATCAATGCATCATGGACTCCAGTTGCTGATAAGGGAGACACAGGAGCAACAGGTGCACAAGGTGCACAAGGCCCTCAAGGTGTTCAAGGAGAACAAGGACCAGCAGGTGCTCAAGGTATCCAAGGCATTCAAGGAGAAACAGGCACTCAAGGTATCCAAGGCCCAGCAGGTGACACAGGCGCTACAGGTGCTGCAGGTGCGACAGGAGCAACAGGTCCAGCAGGTGCTACAGGTCCTGCAGGTGCAACAGGGGCTACAGGCTCAGCAGGTGCTACAGGTGCTACAGGTCCAGCAGGCCCATCTTCATTTGGTGGATTTGATACAAAGGTTTTTGAGCTTGCAGGCTGGGGAGATTCAGCAGCAACAAACAGAATGAAAGGATATATTCCTTGGAGACAGGGCACAACAACTACTGATCCTGATAGATTTCACGGACATACTGGATCCGCTTTAACATATGGAACCCCATCAGGAACTTATGGATTAGACTATTCAGATGTAAGCACACCAGTTGGTAAAGGTATATTCTTTAGAAATTATTCAGGTTATCAGACAAGCTTTTCTGGAACATTTTCAGCTTCTGGAGCTTCAGCACCACTTCCTGGATTTACAAAAGGATTTTGGTTTAAAAGAATTCAAGCTCCATCAGCAACTATTGCAAACTGGATGTATACATATTTAAACTCAACACAAAATGTTGACAATAGTAAGGCTAGAATTCTGACAGACGGAACTCTTAGATGGGAACCAAGATTAGGAGCATCAAGCGGTGTTGAAGCAACAACATCTATAAATGTTTGTGATGGTTTATGGCATTTAATTACATTTACATTTGATAGAAACAATGGAATTATATATACTTATGTAGATGGAGTTCTTCGTCATACAGCGACTGGATACAATATTAATGGTTCATATTCATCAGGAGGCAGCACCACCTATGGATGTGCAAACACAGCGTTTGGAACTATATTCCTCTTAGATAGAAGGCTTTCAGACGCACAAGTCTTAGAGCTTTATAACTCTCACAAGACATATTAAAAGCCTTGCCTTAACAAAGGCATAATGCTATAATTAAATCTCTGGGGCAGTTGAGTTTATTACTGTAAATTGCCATTTGCTTGTATCCCTTACTCCTGCCCCAGAAACCCTAATACCCTTTAAAAGCCTTCTAAGGCCCTTTAGAGACACTTTCATACATAAGATAGGGTAAGGACACCAAAGAAATACATTGATAGCTTAAAATGGATTCTAGGATGTTTTTGTAAAAATAAAAAAATCTATAAAAAGTATCTTGCATTAGGAAAATCGTTATGATATGATTCTCTAGCACAACAGTTTTCGGAGATCACATCAAGGGTTTAAACTTGTGTAGCAGCCACACTAAGTGACTACTGGCCAGTGATAATCTGGTTCAACCGATGAATCCGCTCCACAAGACGCAGGATTTCGGGGATTCTATAGAAAATTTCTATGGAGCTACTATAGGGTTTGTTTAGCAAACCTCCTAAGTAACAAAAAGGAAAAGAAGGAAGCAAATGGCTAAGAGAATAAATTGGCAATATGCCAATATTAGAGATAAAGTTAATTATAAAGAAGAAATTGTATATGACTGGAGACA